GTTACCAAATAATTTAATAATAGTTAGTTATGCCGATACATCACAAGGTCATCATGGGTATATTTATCAGGCGACTAATTGGATTTATACAGGATTGTCTGCAAAAAGAACTGAAAGATACGATATAAAAAATCCAAATAGGCATAGTAAATCGGTCACCGAAAATAAAAATACCAATTATAAGGATTTAGCTATAAGAGAAAGACCACAAAAACATAGATATATTTTTTTTACTGGCAATAAAACAGAGGTTAGAATATTAAAACAAAAATTAAAATATAAGCAAGAGCCATATCCAAAAGGAGAAAATTCAAGATATGATTCAAGTTACAAACCAAACGTACAAACAAACTTATTTTAAAAATGAAACAGCAACCACAAAATATAGAAATAGAAGAGCAGGTAATAGGTACTATCCTATCCCAGAGTAATAGTTTTAACATAGCAATCAATATTATAAACAAAGATTGTTTTTACAATCAAAGACTTCAAGACATATTTGTTTCTATCCTATCATTGTATTCAACCTCTAAGCCGATAGATATTGTATCAGTAAGTAATACCCTTAGAAACAATAACAAATTAGATTCTATTGGAGGATTAGACTTCCTGATTGGATTATCTGATAAGACAAGTAATAAAACTTCTTTTGAATACCATTGCTATATACTTCTTGAACTTCACGAAAGACGTAGTGGTATTTTAACTGCAAATAAATTAATTGATGGACTTTATGATTTAAGTACTGATATTGATGAAAATATGGTAACTGCTAACCAAGTGATTTTAAGCCTCTCTAACGAAGTTTCTAATATAGGTGGCATAAGTTTAGGTGAAAGTATAATAGAATTGATTAGAGAGCAGGAAAATGAGCTTAAAGGAGATTTTAATGGATGTAGAAGTAAGTTCGTAGATTTAGATAAACTTATTGTAGGATTTAAGAACCAGCAGATGATTATTGTTGCAGGTAGACCAGGTATGGGTAAAACTACATTTGGAATTAATATTGCCTATAGACTTGCTAAGTTTGAGAATACCCCAGTTGGTTTTTTTAGCTTAGAAATGAGCAGTACTGAACTAACTAAAAAGTTTGCAGCTATAGAATCTCAAATTTGTAACTCCAGGATAACTAACCTAGATGAACCTATTTTATTAGATTATTTTAAGAAGGCTCAAAATATTGCACAGTTACCTATTTATATTGATGATAAGGCTGGGTCTACAATAGATGAAATTAGATCGAGAGCAATTACGATGAAACGTAAACACAATGTTGAAATAATATTTATTGATTACCTACAGTTGATTTCTTCAAAGGGTAGCAAAGGAACAAGAGAGAATGAGATTTCCGAGATTAGTAGAAAGATAAAGTTACTCGCTAAAGAATTAAATATACCAATAGTTGCTATTAGTCAATTATCAAGAGCTGTAGAAACTGCTGACCCTAAAGTACCTTATATGCACCACTTGAGAGAATCAGGTAGTATAGAGCAGGATGCTGATATGGTATTAATGTTATGGAGGCCAGAATACTACGATTATAAAGAGTTTGATTATAATGATGTGATGCAAGACAGTAAAGGTAAATGCGTTACCTATGTAAGAAAGAATCGTAATGGCGATATTGGAAAGGCACTATTAAATACCAATTTAGCAGTTTCGAGTTTTTATGATATTGTAGATAACTTTTCAGTCAACAGGGATTACTTTTAATTATATTTGAATAAGTTATGGGAATGTGAAGTGGTGGAATTGGCATACACGCTATCTTGTCTCGGTAGTGCTTGAGTTTTTATCTCATCGTCTTTTCTCAAGTTTGGAGGTTCGAATCCTTCCTTCACAGCAAAATTAAATTAAATTAAATAAATTATGGATCAGAACAAAGCATTAGAAATTCTAATTAACGTAGCAGTAGCTGCACAAGCAAAAGGAGTATTATCATTAGATGATGCAGTAGTAGTAAAACAAGCCATCGAGGTATTTATTCCAAAGAAGGAAGTTGAAGTAGAAGATGCCCAATCCGAAGAATAATATAACAATAGAAATATTGCAATTATTGGAGGACTATCTTTTAATGAATCCCAAAATAAGGTTTTGCCAGGCTCTTTATAATTTAACTATAGTCGATAAAGAAGATAGATTTTATGAGGATTCTAGCAAGACCTTAACTAGGCTTAGAAAATTGATAGAAAAGAATGAGTATTGATTATGATTCTATTGATAGTTTAGTTGGTTCTGAATGGAGATTTTCAGGCTCTACAAATGAAATTGTAAGGCTTAGAGAAGTTTCTAAAGGAACTAGTAAAATACTTGGTAGAGTAATAATATTTGAATACTTGAATAGAGATAAAAAACCTTTTGCTACTAATGAATACAACTTCAGAAGAGACTTCTTTTGGGCAGAACGATTAAAATAATGGGATACTTGGATATATTAGAAGAACAGGTTTTACAGGCAAAAAAGATTAAAGATCTAATGAGGCTTAAAAAACAAAAGGAAGAGGAACTTCATAAAATAGTAATGGCTTTACGTCAACTTATACAGAGATAATATGGCAGATATAACAATGTGTTCAGGACTAGGATGTGATTTAAAACATGAATGTTATAGACATACTGCAAATAAGTCTTATCTGCAATCATTTTTTATTACTCCACCTATAAAAGATGGTAAGTGTGATATGTTTTGGGGCGAAAAAGCAGAAGATAGTTATAATGACTTAAAAGATGTATTTAGGAATAATATAATTAAAGATAAATGAAAAGGATACCTGGAATACACTACGAACTTATTGAAGATAGAAAAAATCCTATAGCTGAATATGTTAAGTCTCAAAATAGAGTATTTGAATCTGGAAGCCAAAGGGATAACGATACGGATAAGCCATTACCAAGTCACTTAGATGCTTATGTACGTTTAAGATATGGTTATCTATTAAGGCAAGGTGCTAATCATTACGAGAAAGGTAACTGGAAGAAAGGTCAACCTACGGAAACAGCAATAGAATCTCTCCATAGACATTTAGCAAAGTTTGAGATTAACTTACAGAATGGAGTTGAGCAAGATGAAGATCACTTATCTGCTATTATATTCAATGTACAGCTGATTATGAAGAATGAGGAGAAGGAAGGTATTAAGGTAGATCAGTATTACATTCCTAATTCTAATTAATGTGCAGTATATTACACTTTATGTTAAATAATGATAGGTAATTCGAATTATTACCGAATATTGTGCAGTATTTTGCACTTTATGATGTATATCAATATATAGCTTTACAAATCTATTAAAAAAGTAAACTTATAACTTGACAAAAAGGATTAGTGTAGATAACTATTATAAGAAGTAAGAATTTTTCTCGGTATATTTATAACGTGGTTACTGTCAGTAGGTTGGTTTGGTTCTCCTATAGACAAAGATTGGGGGAGAGTATCCCCCTTTCCTTTTTATATCAACTCTACCTCAATTACTAACCTATCATCGCCTTCACGATAACTATAAACAAGTTCCTTTACGTACCTTACATTATCATCTTGGAATATTTGTCCTTTAGCTAAATCTAGGAAACATTTTGCCCATAACCCACACTTATTATCCAAATCCCAATTCTTTAGATTCCTGTAGTATATTATACGTACTCTAACTGGTTCTGTAATTAGTCCTACCTGACTAAACTCTTCTGTATTAAGAAATGTCTTTAATTCACTAACGATTCGTTGTCTTACCGAGTAATGGATTCCTGCATAGATAGCATTATACCCTAGATATATTTTTCGTTTCTTAGTCTTTCCTATCTCTATAAAAGTAGGTGGATTATTATAATCTAGTCTTAACATTAAAACTTAATAAATCTAATATACTATCTATTTCATTACAAATCTTAATTTGCAAAGCATACTTTTGTGGAGCATTACTATCTTCTAATATGTTAAGAAGCTCTCCCAAACTAATCATATAGTCAACCATCTCATCAAAGGCTAATATAGATTCCTGATTTTCAAATATTTCCTTTAATTTACTCATATCCATTCTATTTTAGATCCTAAGTTCATTGGAATAAATAACGCTACTCTGCCATCGATAACAATACCACAACCCAGCGTAGGTTTCTTAGCATATACTTTCCCATAAGCCATAGCATAACTTCTAACGTCTATACCACAACCTACATTCATACCAAATATCATATCTCTGTCAGATGCTGAATAAGAAACTCCACCAAAGGAATGTATATGACCTATAACTGTTGATTGACGGCTATCTCTAGCTCTATTGATTGCTCCCTGTGCCCCACTACTTCCTGTACCATGGATATACTGAACATTATCTAACTCATGAGAATATCCCCATTTCCAACCATCAGGATAACCAAGCATTTCATTATATGATTTAAACATTGATTTTGGGATACCAGCAGTTTGAAGTTTTCTAAATGGTAGACTAGAATGATTCCCCATACATCCATAAACATTTGGGTAAGCCTCGTACCATTGCTTATGCTCCTCTCTAGCAGCTTGTAATTCACTACCAGCAGAATGTCCATCAGGATCAGATTCGTGGTAACTAAGGGCATGAAAATCGGTATCATCGCCAATATCTACAATAGTATCTACCTGAAACTTATTAAATACTTCGTAAACAAATTTAAAATAATCTGGATGGGTAAATGGAGCATGACGATCGCCAATAATACCTACTACACTTGAGTTTCTAAAGCTTTTTACTAAATCGTATTCACCTTCATTTAAACGTGGTCTGTGTTGCATAGTTAATTATTTTTTGTTTAAATATAAAGATAATAACTAATATGCTAATAATCAATAAGGTAACTATAGCTATCTGCTTATAATTTGATTTTTTAGTTACAACCTTTGATTTCTCACGTACATAAACATTACGATATTCAACTACTTTTTCAGTAATTTTTATAGGTATTTGTTTTGGTAATGATATTGATGATAGATAGTAATACTTATTCTTGAGTGTTATAAGTACCTTTACTCCATTTTTATTAGTTAAGCTAAATGTGGTATCTCTCTGGGGTTGCTTAAAACTAAACTTTAATGTATCTGACTTAATTGTAATGATTGTATCAACTATTCTAGTAGTAACCAGCTTTGTTTTGTCGA